TTACAGTTTTTCTATATCTTCTTTCAATTTTTCTTTTACTCCTTTTGTCACATGCAAATAAATTTTTTCAGTGATATCACTATTTTCGTGACCAACGCGATCCTGAATGGCATACAGAGGAGTTCCTAGTTCCGCTAATTTTGAAATATGGGTATGTCTAAAAATATGTGAACTAAGTTTTTTATCAATCTTCATGTCAGCTTTATGACTTCTCAAATAGGTGTTAATTGCTGTTAGTTGGAAAGGAGTTCCTTTCGTTGTTTGAAATAGAAATTGACCATTTGGATTTAATTCTAGAAGCTCATTGTAAATAGCTATCGCTTTTTTTGGTAAATCAATTTCTCGCATTCCGGCAGCTGTTTTTGTAGAATCAGATTTTTTCATATCAGCTATTGAACGTTCTCTATACATCATCGTCCCATTTATAACTACTGATGCATTATTATTGGTAATGTGTACATCATCTTTACTTAATGCGATTGCTTCACCAGACCTCATCCCAGTCAAATATAGCCACTGGAAAAGGAGAGAATATCTTTTATTGTGTGAAGTTGTGAAATCTACTAGTCTATTATATTCATCATCTTCTAAAAATTTATCTTTAATTTTTATCGTTTTTGACTCTCTTTTATAATCAATAACTACTTCATCGATAGGATTTTTTTCTACATAACCTTTTTTCATAGCATATGAAAAAAGAAGATTCAATTTGGATTTAATTACACTGACGTACTTATTTGACAAGTCATCTTTATATATCATGTCTTCAAAAATATTATTCAAATCTATTGTATTAATACCAGAAACGATGTAAGTCTCAGGTATCTTCTTCTTTATAGTGTTTAATATATTATTCGTAGGATAATATGTAGATTCCTTAACTTGTCTTTTGTATATAACTAACCATTCTTCAACAAGCTCATGAAATGTTAGATCAGGCTTATGAAGTGTTTTTTCGTTTAATTTTATATCAATTTTTTTATTTAACTCTAGCAATGCCACTTTCTGAGTTTCTCGAGATTTATTTTTATAAGTAATGCTCACTTTTTTTCTTTTTCTAGTTTTTGGATCAATATATCGCTCATTATATTTATATACTTTTTTTCCGTTTTTATCAGTTTTAGTTTCGATCCACATTGTTTTCATCTCCTATTTGTTGCTATAATAGGAATAGATAAGTAAGCCGATTATAGCAGGTTTATTTTTCATCACGTCCACAAACTTTGGCGAGGGAGGGGCGTGTTTTTGTTAGTTATTGTGGTAGGTTATCTAAAGCGTATTGTGCTTGCTCATTTGTAAAACCTTCAAATATAAGTTGATCGTACAATTGCGAATCTGACATTGATGCCCAATCATCGTAACTTTCCGCTTTAGCCAAAGCTTGTTCGTTGTAATCGACATCAACATTAGCCAGCGCATAATCGATTGCATCACTTGGATATTCTTCAAACTCTAGTTGTTCACGCAAACCTTGTTCAGACATACCAGCCCAACCTAGATAGCTTTCAGCTTTGCTCAATGCATTTCTGTATTCACGAGGAACACTTTCTTCTTGAGTAACTTCTTCTATAGTAGTTTCAGTAGTTTCAGTTTCTTCTTCAACGACTGTAGATTCTGCTACCGATTCTGCAGAAGACACTTCTGTCACGCTTTCTTTAGTTGTTTCAGCGACGGTATTTTTAGCATCATCACTGCCTCCTTGCGAACCTATAGCAATAAACACCACAACAACCGCTAACAACCAAAACCATACCCGTTTATAAAACGGTTTCTTAACTTTATACATTTTCCCATCTTGACCCATAACTTTTTTTGCCATTTAAATATCCCTCGCTTCTTGTTATAATATATTTGTGATCTCAGAAATGAGGTATGAGTCCGTGTTGCAGCACGGGCTTTTTTCTTTATAACTTTTTTAGAGATTATAGGCAAAATAGTAGGGCATAAAAATGTATTATTGAATTCCGTATTTAGAAAATCCTAATTGAACTTCACCGGAAGTCTTTTGCTGTGTTGTACGCAATGCTTCTTCTTCAGACATTCCATTCTGTACTTTCCATGCAACAGGCGACATCCCGTATTTGTTAACAAAATCAGTAAGTGATAAAGTGTCAGCGTCTTGCTGAGCGCTTGTTTGTTGGTCTTCTGGATTCTGTTGAGATGCTGCTTGTTGTTCTTTCTGATCTTGACTGATAATATTGCCAGCATCATCTGTAGTCAATCCATTTTCATAAAGGGCCACGCCGAAAGCTTCCCACTCTTTGTTGGACCAATTTGCACGATCAGCTGGAGTTGACTGTAAAGTGCGTTGTTTCATCTGTTCATATGTTTCTTCTTGAGGTGCGGTTTGGATTGTACTCTGACTGGAGCTTATAACTGTTGGGCTAGGTTCCGCCGTAGCTTGGTTGGAGCTTGTAACTGTTGAACTAGAATCTGTTTTAGATGTAGATTTGCTAGTAGATGAACTGGTTTCAGTTGTTTCTTTTGTTTTACTTATTTTTGTTTCTTGGTTAGAAGTGGTATCTGTTGATTCAGCTTTTTTATTATTTGAACAAGCTGAAAGTAGCAGAGCAGTACTTAACAACAACATAACGCTAACTTTTTTCATTTTATAATTCCTCTTTCTCGTTGTAATATGTGTGCTAACACGGGCTTTTTTATATAAGAAAACGATAAGCGCTTTCTGGAAGCCCGTAAAGATTCTTTAATTCCTCGATTTTTTTAGGATATTGATCATTATCTTCTTTATAAAGAGAAACAATGAGATTAGCAGCAAAGCAATTAGCTTCGCTTTCAGATTTGCTTCTAGATGTTCTTGTTGATACATAATAGCTGGATAAGCCACGATGAAAAATAGCGTGACCTAATTCGTGAGCGCAAATGTAGAATCTTTCCTCAGAGTCTCGCAGTTCATCATTTAAAAAGATTATCGCACGATCTCTAATTTCTTGAAACTGCCCCTTGGGATTCTCGATAAAAGGAACGTATTGAATTTTAATGCCCATCTTTTCACAAATATAAAAAGGATTAGCGGACTGGTATTTCCGCTTCAACTCCTCGACTAAATTAATCGTATCCATCTCCATAAGCTCACATCTTTTTGCCTTTTTCTTTGTCTTCTTTCACAATATCCCAGAAAGTCGCTATCAGGATATCTTTTACGCGCTGTATTTGTTCGGGTGTCAATGTTTCCCCACCATAAGACATATTAACATTTGAGTCTAGTAGTTTATCAAGTTCAACCACTTCCTCTTTTGTAGCCCACTTGGGAACATTATTATTTCCCAATAAATAATCAGTTGTGACACCAAAATAATCAGCAACTTTCTTTAAGTTCTCAGATTTTGGCGAGGCTTTATCCCATCTTCTTATTTGTCCATTAGAGATGCCCACCTGTCTTTCTACTTCTGCTATAGTCACATGCTTTTCGTCTGCTAATTCTTTAATCTTAGTAACTAAACTCATTATTATCAACCTTTCAAAGCTGAAAAGAAAATAAATAGCTTAAAAGTTATATTTTTGGTTGACAATTAGCTTTTAAGCTAGTATATTTAATTCGTAAGCTAAATTGTTAGCTAAATAAGAGCAACAAAAAACTCTACTAATTTAAAACATTCTCTCGGTCGCCAAACTTAGAAATGTTATTTTAGAGGCTTTTTATAAGTCTTATTTAACTATGTATTCATAATAGCTTAAAAGCTAATAGGTGTCAACGATTTAGCTAATTTTTTAGCTTACAAATTATTTGTTTAGAAAGGAGCTATTTTTATGTCTGAGAATTTAGACTTAAAAATTCGAGCGGAGATGAGAAAAAGAAGAATGACTTTCAAAGAACTAGCTGCGCTTATCGGTATTTCAGGAGCTTATTTATCAGATATTCTAAACGGCAATCGTGATGGAAAGAAAGCACAACAGCATATCGAAACAGTGAAAAAAATATTGGACATCCGATAGGGGGGGTAGGCGATGACAAAACTAAAAAAACAAGATTTTGTAAAAAAATATAATTATTCTCCATCTACTTATCAACGTCGAATGTCGGAACTAAAAAATACAGCAATTTTCTCAGCGGCGTATGAACGGGTCACAGGACAAGAAGTTTGGATCAATACAGAATTATACGATAAATTTTTGTCTTTCAAATCCTATAACAGGTTACGCACAAGAAAGGTAACACCTAAAGAATTTATCGAGAAGCATTTAGTTGATTTATAAAAAACAGAACATTTTGAGAGGTGAAGGTTAATGGGTAAATTCAACAGAGCATTAGTATTCAGCGCACCGCTAATCGTCTATGCTTTAGGGCTTTGGGGAAGTAGACAAGCGTTGATAGGAACGATTGTGTACATGGTTTGGATTTTTATAGGGCTGGATGAAGCTGAGTACAAAACAAAAAAGCCAGTCGGGAGGGACTGACTAATGAGTAAGGACGATATTGTATTTCTGTTAATTATGTTTTGTGGGATTGGATCAATAATAATTAATTTGTATTTGATTATTAAAGAAAAATTTTTCAATTAAAATGAGTCTTTTAGCTTTAACTTAAATTTTTTTTGATAATTAGCTGTTCTTATGACCATTACAAGTTTTTCACCAGGTAATATATCTTTCATATCTAAAACTTCTGAAAAAGCGACTGAGTAGCCAGGAGAGATTGCTTGTGCCAACGGTATAGGAGATAAAAGGCTACTTTTATGAATGCTTCCCATATCAAAACCATTGGCGTGATAATGTGAACAATTAATTTTCTTACCGTTGTAAAGATACGTACATTCGATAATTGAGTTTGGCATTTTTGATGGGTTTGCAATTACGCCAGTAAGAATCATTCGATTACTTCTATCATGCTTAACTAAAAAATAGGAGAGCGTAATTTTTCTTTTATCTTTAAATAAGTTATAGAGGGATAAAAAAAATCCTGAAATAGAAATGATTAAAGTAATAGCGACTTGGTAATCGCTCAAAATTTTTATCAAGTAATTCACCACCTTTTTACTCAAATTATATCAAAAAGGAGAGAAGAAATAATGCAAGAATTAGTAATTTTGAAAAATAAAAAAAGACACGAACGCCGGCAAGCATGATCGTGTCAGGGAAATAAACTATCTTTCTATATTTTACCACAGAAAGGAATGAACCGTAAATGCTAATTGCAACGGATACACTAGACCGCATCTTTTTAAAAGACGAATACAAACTGCGCAATATAGATGCGTCAGGAATTTTAGTATTTGATCTTTATGACAATGGAAAAATTGGTATCTATCAAGCAAGTGATATTGAAGAAACAAACCTTGCTTTCGAACAAATTGATGATTCTGTGGAATTGGATTTAGATGAGGCAATCCTAGCTTTTGAACAAATTGCAAAATTATTAAAGGAGGCACAAAAGAATGGCAACTCTTTACCAACTCAGCGAGTCATATATCAAAGTCCTGGAACTGGCAGAACAATTGGATGAAGAAATTCTTCGCGATACTCTCGATTCGATTAATGAAGCGATCGAGTATAAGGCAGAAAACTTAGCAAAAATAGTTAAAGAAGTAGAAGGGAAAGCTGAGTTAATCGATAGTGAAATTAAACGTCTGCAGGAACGTAAGACATCGCTTTTGAACAATGCTAAGAGTATCAAGCACTATTTACAAGAGGAAATGGAAAAGACTGGTAAAACGAAGATTAAAGGTGAATTATTCAACATTGGAATTCAAAATAATCCAGTATCGGTCAATGTAATCAATGAGAACTTAATTCCAAAAGGATTCTTTACCCCTGTGCCTCCCAAATTGGATAAAAAGCAATTGAAGGAGGAACTGAAGCACGGAGATATTCCTGGTGCTGAACTCGTCCAAACAAAAGGTTTGAGGATAAGATGATGAAGGAGGAGAAATAATGGAACACGAAAACGTAAAAGACGCTTTGAAAGCTGCTATCGAAATCGCGGAAGCTAAAGGAATAAAGGTTGACGGCAAACCAGCAACTGTCCATGACATTCAAAATTTGACGAAAGAACATCTTTATTTTATCGCCGACTTGCTTGGTTTGTCGGAATTGTATTTAGACAAATAACCCCACACGGAAGGAGTGGCTAGGGTGGTTGTATTACAAGTAATAGTCTGCGTAACATTCATTTGGTCGTGCATACCGGTTTGTATATATATCATGAAGAAGCTTCGCCCTGAGTCTTACAAATTATACGCAATTTACAGCATAACAGTAGCTCTTGCATTTACATTGTTTGCAATTTCTAGGCTTCCGTTTTAATCGTGGGAATGAATTTTTAATGAACTAAATTATCTATAAAGCAAAAAAAGGAGAAACAACATTGAAAAACAAACTAGCAAAAACAACAGCAATCATCGGACTAGCACTAGGTAGCGGCGTTATCGGCTACGCAGCAAGCAATGCGTTTCAAGATTTGGACACGATCAAAGCAAATTTCAACACAGTCCTACAATACGGTCAAACGAAATCGCAACGTGTGTCAGAACTTGAATCACAGCTATCCAACAACACTCGCACACAGGAGCAGCTGAAAGCCGAAATTGAGCAAATCAAATCGGACAAGCAGAAGGAAATTGAAGCCAAGCAACGAGAAGTCGAACAAAAGCAACAGGAGATCGCTACAAAGCAACAGGAAGCCGATAGCTTGCGCCAACAACTATCCACAGTGCAAAACGACAAGGAGCAGTTAGAACAGCGCGTGAGCGAGTTACGGCAGTATACGGATCAAAAGGTAGGGGAGTTGGGGAAATGAAAGAGTTGACTATTTATGACCCAAATATTTCATGGGCTAAACACACAATTAAAGTTTCTTTTATGATTTGGGGTTACAAAGGATATGTTACTTACAAAGTGGGCGGTAACACTAAGGGTTTATCATTAATAGCTATTGATTCAGATGATCTATATGATGCTAATTTCGAGGATAACCCAGTTAATTTCCGTGACCTTGATGAAGATTGGTTCTCTATGGAACTTACTAACGATAAAGGCGACAGTACACTTGTAGAAGATGAATTCGACAGACTAGGTGATTATATTGTCGGTGTTGAAATTATTGCGCACGAACCAGAGTAGGAGAGTGAATACAAAATGATTAAAAGAATCACTATATCAGTTGAAGAAGATAGTGGATCAACAATGCAGCATACCGACAATCGAAAAACTTTTTTAACCAATAGAAAGGAGAATTTTGATGCAGATTAAGAAGGCGACGGATATCGAACAAACCAAGGGAACATATTTGATCTACGGTGCTCCAGGAAAAGGTAAAACTTCAACGGCTAAATATTTTCCAGGGAAAACACTGATCCTTGATATTGATCGGACTTCAAAAGTCCTTAGAGGTGAGAAAAATGTCGATATCGTATATATCGACAACGAAGATACCTGGAACGACTGGGGCAACACGTTGGCTGATTTAACTACCAATTATGTAGGTGTTTATGACAACGTGGTTGTCGATAATGTCAGCGAATTGGAACGGTGTATTCTGTCCAGTTTAGGCGCAGAAGGAAAAAACAACGGCGTTCCTTCGCAAGGCGATTATCAATATATGCAATTTAGAATGGTGAACAGCCTACGCTATATGAAAAATTTAGACAGCAACCTTATCTGGACCGCATGGGAAGAAATCGATTTGTGGACGGATTCGGATGGATCTTCTTACAACATCGCTTTGCCGCAGATCAATCGAAAGATTCGAAACAATATTTTGGGATTATGTGACGTTGTTGGTCGATTGATGGTAAAGGAAGACGATGAACGCGGATTTATTTTACAAGCCACAGATTCAACCTATGCCAAAAATCAATTGGATAATAGATCTGGCTGTAAGCAAAGTGAGCTGATTTTAGATGGAATTGTACGACTACCAGAATGATTTAGTCGATCGTGCAAGACAAGCCTATGTTGATGGTTACAAGGCACCATGTATCGTATCACCGTGCGGTTCTGGAAAATCAGTCATGGTTGCAGAGATCGCTAAACGAACCACACGAAAAGGCAACAGAGTGTTGTTCTTGGTCCATCGTCGTGAATTGATTGATCAGATCAAAGATACGTTTCAAAAGATGGGCGTAGATAATCAGCTTGTAAATTTCGGCATGGTTCAAACAGTCGTACGACATCTTAAAACCATCAAGAAACCACAACTGATCATCACTGACGAAAACCATCACGGGTTAGCAGCGTCCTACAGAAAAATCTATGAGTATTATTCGGACGTTCCGCGATTAGGTTTTACCGCGACACCCATCCGGTTAAACGGTAGTGGGTTGGGGGATGTGAACGACTTGCTAATTGAAGGAGTATCGGCTAAATGGTTGATTGAGAATCATAGATTAGCTCCTTATGAATATTATGCACCTAAATTGATCGATACAGCCGAATTAAAGAAAGCTTCGACTGGAGATTTTACAAAGAAATCAATGGATAAGGCAGTGAAGAATACTATTTATGGCGACGTGTTGAAACATTATAAAACGTTAGCAGAAGGTGAACAGGCAATAGCATACTGTCACAGTATCGATGCAAGTAAACACACTGCTGAAATATTCAACGATGCTGGTTATAAAGCAACACATATCGATGCAAAAACTCCAAAAGATGAACGTGCAGATATTATCGAAGCGTTCAGAAATCATGAAATTAAAATCCTATGCAATGTTGATTTGATCGGAGAAGGGTTTGATGTTCCTGATTGTTCGACTGTAATTATGTTGAGACCTACTCAATCGTTATCATTGTACATTCAGCAATCGATGAGGGGGATGCGTTACCGACCAGATAAAACGTCAATCATCATTGACCATGTGGGTAATGTGAACCGTTTTGGATTGCCTGATATGGATCGTGAATGGAGTTTAGATACAAAAAAGAAAACAAAAACTGATAGTGATTTATCTATCGTTCAATGCGCGTTTTGTTTTGGTGCTTACGAACGGCCAAAAGGCGATAATATTTGTCCGTATTGCGGAGAGTTGCAGCCGATTGAAGAACGAAAGTCAGAGTTAGAAATCGATGAATCGGCTGAATTAATGAAAGTCGGAGAAACGAAAATTACTTTGAATTTTGAGAACAATAAATATTACAACATGACGGAAGATGAAGCAGAAAGTATAGAGGACTTATATGCCATAGCAAGAGCTAAAGGATTTAAACCTGGTTGGGCTTATATGGCTGCTAAGAGGAAGGGGTGGTTGTAGGAATGGGCGGTATTTTTGGTAAAAAAGCAGAAGATGTTCAAGGTTCAATAATAAATGGCGTAACAATAATAGGTGATACTGGAAAAAGAGATAGTTCAGGCAATCAAATTGTAATCGCTAGAAATAAAAATAACGAAGTTTTTGAATCTTCTCTATCTAATATAAAAAGAGGTGTTGTTAACGGGACAGGCGAAGAGAGTGGCTACGTTAATTTAAAAAAAGCTAATGAAAAATACCATGTTGAAGGAACTTACGTTAAGGCTTTGTCTGTCGGTGGAACAAAAGGCGTTAATTGGGATAAACGAAGAAATAAATGGAAAGCACGATTATATTTCAAAGGAGAATATGTCTTACAAAAGGATTTCAACACCAAAGAAGAAGCAATCCAAGCACGACTTGCAGCAGAAGAAAAATATTTCAAACCTATCTTAGAAAAATATGAAAATAAAAAGGAGAATGATTAACATGACAGGATTTAACTTAGACTTTTCAAAAGCGCAACAAGGGAACGAAATCAAAGACGGTACGTACGAAGTGGTCGTAAACAAAGCTGTAGAAAATGCAACTAAATCAGGCGCAGAATTTATCGATATCGATTTGATCGTTCGTAACGATGTGGATCAACCGTTCCAAAATAAACACATTTTCGCAAAAATCTGGAAAGCCAAAGCTACCGGCAAATATAACGAAGGTATGATCATGGCAATTGCACAAGCGCTACAGTTGGAAGACGGAAAATCATATAACGGGTTTGATGAATTGCTGGCGGACTTTGTTTTGAAAACCGCCTCAGTACGCGTGAAAACTGAAGAGTCAAATGGATATAAAAACGTCAATGTGAAGTCTTGGGATAAAACGAACACACGGGGCGTAATGAATCACCAATTCAAAAATGGTGATGAACCATCCTTCGGACCGGAACGTTCAAGAGCGACAACGGTTAGAAATGACAATCTTCCATTTTAATTGAGGTGTAATCAATGTATGAAAAAATTCCAAAAGAGCTTAAAAATCTCAAACAATGGTGTGTTTATAAGCTAGTTTGGGATGAAAAGCGGCAGAAGCACACGAAGATCCCTTATAACGCCAACAACGGGCATAAAGCCAAATCCAATGACGAGAGTACCTGGTCTGATTTTCAGACCGCTCTCGCTGCTATTGATCACTACGGAATGAGTGGACTGGGGTTCTTTTTCAAACCACCTTATTTCGGCATTGATATCGATAATGCTGAAGGTGAAGTTGAGCGATTTAAATCAGGTGATATAGAAGAAAATATTATCTATGAATTTATCGAAAGCATGAGATCCTATGCTGAGTATTCTCAATCAGGTACTGGCATCCACATTATTGCTCGCGGAGAATTGCCCGGCGGAAGACGCAGGAAAGGTGACGTAGAAATGTACCAGAACGGCCGATTCTTCGTTATGACTGGAAATGCCGCATCAAAATATTTAGAAATAACTGAGCCGAATCCAAAGGATATCAAACGCCTATATGATCGCTACGTTGGAGATGAAAAAATCATCCAATTCAAAGAAGAAAATCCGCTGATGAATACCGTTGATTTACCGGTTGAAGAAATTATCAAACGTGCTGAATCGTCTTCCCAAGGGGCAAGATTCAAAGTCTTTATGAACGGCGGTTGGGAAGCTTTTTATTCCTCGCAATCCGAAGCGGATATGGCGTTCGCCAACGACTTGGCTTTTTGGACCGGTAGAGACTTTGAAAAAATGGATGAGATTTTCAGAGCGTCTGCAATGATCCGTAGCAAATATGACCAAAAAAGGGGATCGGCAACTTACGGAGAATCTCTACTAAATAAGGCAATTGCTGATACAAATTCCGTCTACAACCCCAAACGGAAATCTGATTTTAAGATTTTTATCAAAGACCAGGAACAGCCAAAAGAGGAAAAATACTATTCGTACGACGACACCGGCAACGCGGATCGGTTTACTGATATCTACGGAACGTTAGTCAAATATTCGTACATTGATAAATCTTGGTATTACTACGATGGGAAAGTTTGGCTACAGGACAATACCGGCGAAGTTCGGAAAATGATCGATACGACAGTAGACATCATGGGAAAAGAACCGTTAACGATCCCTGAAGGCGCAGACGATGAAACCAAAGAAGCTTTGATGAAAGCGAAAGAAAAACACGTCAAGCGTTCTCGCAGCAATGCCGGAAAAAACGCTATGATGGACGAATTGAAACATCGACTATCCGTATTGCCGGAAGAGTTCGACAAAGATAAAACGCTGTTCAACACACAAAGCGGCTATCTGTCTTTGCATGACGGTCTTCTACACGAGCATGAGATAGACAAAATGTTTACACGTGTTTCAAATGTCGAGTACACAGAATCGGTCGATTGTCCTATGTGGGAAGAATTTATTAATCAGATTTTTGACAATGATCAAGAATTAATCAGATATATCCAGAAATGTGTCGGATATTCCCTGACCGGATCTACCAGAGAGCAATGTATGTTCATCCTCTACGGTCATGGGTCAAATGGAAAGTCGGTATTTTTGGAAATTATTTCTGAATTGATGGGAAACTATGCGATGACTATGCAGGCACAAACGATCATGGTCAAGCAAAGCCAATCATCAGCAAACAGTGATATTGCACGATTGAAAGGTGCGCGGTTGGTCACTTCGTCAGAACCGAATGAAGGCGTCCGACTGGACGAAGGTCTGGTCAAACAATTGACTGGTGGTGATAAAGTCACGGCTCGGCACCTTTATGGAAAAGAATTCGAGTTCGAACCTGAATTCAAGTTGTGGCTGGCAACGAACCACAAGCCCATCATCCGTGGGACCGATGACGGCATCTGGCGACGGTTAAATTTAATTCCATTCACTGTCCAAATCCCGGATCACAAAAAGGATAAAAATCTGAAATTTAAATTGCAGACGGAGTTGCAAGGGATCCTTAAATGGGCAATCGATGGTTGCCTGTTGTGGCAGAGAGAGGGCTTGGAGAAACCAAAGTCGGTTGTTGCAGCGAGTCAGGATTATCGAAACGAAATGGATCAAATAGGTACATTTATCGAAACGTGTTGCGAAACAGGTCCAGGACTAAAAATATCAGGCGGAGAATTATACAAAGTTTATCGTGAATGGGCATCAGATAATGGCGAGCATACTTTCACTAACACGAAGTTTGGCAGAGAGATTTCAAAGAAATATAGCAAAGAAAAAGCTGGTGGATTTATGGTTTATAAAGGAATCACATTAAAACCAAGAAAATACGATAACGTTAGAGAACTTTTTAAATAAATCTGGAGGGTTCTGGAGGGTTGAGAACGAAACCCTCCAACCCTTAGAAACGTTGATATATCAGTATTTATATTATATTTTTCTTTCTTTCTGGAGGGTTTTAAAAAAATAATAAAGTATTAAAGTAAAAAATAAAAAGTAAATTATATAAAAAAGAATAGGTTTTTGGGTCTGACCCTCCAAACTCTCCACCAAAATCTTCCTAAATGCTTTGATACCAACGATTAAACAGTCTGGAGGGTTACATTGAAATCAGAACATCAAATACAAGACGAGATCAGAATTGCCTTATCAAAACATGGTTGCACGATTTTTCGATCCAATGCGGGACAAGTGACAACGATCGAAGGGCGGCAATTTTACGGGATGCCAAAAGGGTTCCCAGATCTATGTGGACATCGTAATTCTGATGGGAAAGCAATTTATATAGAAGTAAAAAATGAACGCGGTAAGTTGCGTGAAGATCAAAAAAGGTTTGCTGAATTTTTAAACGGTCAACCTGTACTATACGGTGTTGCACGATCAGTGGAAGAAGCATTGAAAATTGTGGAGGAATCATCATGACAACAGAAGAAGTGATTCAAATGCGTATTCGAAGCCTTCAGCGTGAGATTGACGATCTGGAACGGACAAAGGCAGTGATGGTCAATGAAACGGCGAGGAAGGCAATCGATTTGCACATAGAGAATTTAAGAAGGGAAATCCATCGATTGGAGGAATGAGCGTGGATAAGAAAGCAGCAATGAAACGAATCATCGAACTGACACATTCTGAGAATTGGCAAGAAGACAAAGAAATAGTTGCAGAAGTCCAAAAGCTCGGTAAATCAATGTGGAGTGAAAAAACCAAACGGAGAACACCGAGAAAAATTGCAATCTGGCATGGTGACCGAATTCTAGTAACAGGTACTGCTGAACAGTTATCTGAAATTACTGGATTAAGCAAAAACATTATCTGGGATAGAGCTAAACGCGAGAACGTTGATTCGAAAGGTCGTCAATTTAAACATTGGGAGAAGAAATAATGGAGGAACTAATCACAAAAGTAGAGCAGTGGGCAAAAGATAAGGGATTGGATCAAGCTGATTCCAGCAAGCAAATGTTAAAAACGATCGAAGAGATTGGGGAAGTTGCCGCTTCTCTAGCTAGAAAAGATGAATATGGTTTAAGAGACGGAATTGGAGACGTAGTAGTAACCTTGATTATTTTAGCTATGCAAAATGATATGGATTTGTACGAGTGTCTGAACCAAGCATACAACGAAATCAAAGGACGCACAGGAAAAATGGTAGATGGTGTATTCGTGAAGTCGAGTGATTTGGAGGACAGCGATGAATAAAAAAGTATTAATTGATAAACAAGCATTGATTGATGAATTAATGAAAATACCTGGTGTGGGATCTAATAGTGACGCTTTAGAAACGATTAAACGTTTCCCATCGTATGAACCGCAGAAGCCAGTTGTGCCTAAGTTTGTGGCGGAACTACTCGACTATTATCGTCAGTCAACAGATGTTGATTTATTAGCTTTATTGATAACTTTCCATGATTGGTATTATCGCAAAACTAAAGACGGTGAGCATGAAGAAGCAATTGATTGGCTAGTTGATCATCCTGAAATTTATATGCGTGCATGGCTGTTTGGCTACGAGCTCGAGAAAGAGCCGTTGTATTGCGTAATAATCAATGGTAGATATCTTGTCAAAGTATTCAGCAATACAAACGTTGTCATATTAGTTCCAGCAGATGAATTTTCACAGTACGTTACTCAAAAATTTCAATTAACTGAAAAACAAATCAAAGCAATTGATGAAAGATACTGGCCGTTTGCTGTGCCAGTGGATGAGGTGGTAGAAGGATGAGCGACCCATACATTACTAAATTAGAAAAGTTGTCCGAAGATTTTGAGAAGAATAAAAATAAACTAACTAAAGATAAACTTATAGAACTGGTTAGGTTGGTTATCAGAGGAGCTATTACAAGAGAAAAGGCGCAGCAAAACATAGAAATTTTTGCTCGTAGTGTCCGAGATGGATTAGAGAAGAAAGTTAAACAAAATGAACAACAGACACCGCAGAATAACAAAACTAAGAAAACGGGAACTGAATGTACTAAAGACAAAGTTTGAAAAAGAATATGGAATTTCAGCAGAAGAAACATATAAAGTGGCAAGTCAGTGTGTTGCTGATGCGAGCGGCGCTATTCGTAAGTTTGGAATTTCGATATTAAGTGATGATCGTAAATGGGAGGAAAAAGAATGAAACTAAAAGACGGATTTTACTCCAGCAGTCATGGTATCGGCGGTTTAATGCTAGATATGCCGACAAAGAACCCTAAAACACGTGAGAAACCAAAATTCAAAGTCGGTGACATGGTTCGCTGTGAAGCAGAAGGATTCATCTATCCATTTTGTGGATATGTAGAACATCTCTATAATCACTCAGCAATCATTCGTATTGAAAACACGATGGAATGTGACAAGTGGTTAGCGAAAAGCAAAGAGAATTTAGCAGTAGCGAGATTGGTGGATATGGAGGTTATATAAACAGCGAAAAAATGTACTTCTAAGAGAAAAATTTATTTTTTATAAAAATAGGAAAGTATCATTATGAAAAAGACCACAGAGATAAATAAACCTACCACATAAAAAATGAATATTTCTTGCGATTCAATATAGGTATATTTAACAATTTGTACAATAAAAAATACTATAGGTAAAAAAGATAACATGAGGAGCTTATTTGTTCTAGAGTGTTTGACAAAGTAACAAAATGCGACGATACCAATACAAACGGGAATCCAAAATAACAGCATGCTCCACATAGTCACTCAACCATCTCCTATACGCTTTATTATCAATAGATAATATCATTTTTCGTAATAAAGATAAAAAAATAAGTAAGGCTTCTCATTAAAATATAAAAAAGACAGCCGACCACTGACTGCCTATATAAGAGTATTGAAATAAAAAGCTGCTGATATAATAAATTCCACAAGTTTATTATATCACATAAAGGAGCGGTTTGACTTGATGCAATTGTTACGAGAGGTAGATTTCAAACAGACAAGATGTAATGCGAGAGATGTGCTGAAGAACTTTCGGCGTTTGGAGCGGATGGCAGGTCGCTCTTTGATAGATATTAAGTCGCCGATTATTACGGATATGCCGAAGGCGCCGAAGCACGGCAATAAGGCAGAAGACGCAATCATTCAGATGATGGATATAGAAGCGGAGAGAGACGCGATTCTAGCAGCCTTGATGGCTCTTAGTCTGATTAGTCGTCAGATACTCTACTATAGCTTTTGTGTGCCAGATAGCTTCTCAAACTACAGAATTAGCCGTGAAGTGGGTTATTCAGAAAGAAGTATACAACGGATGAAGTCGGAAGCTCTAATAGAGTTTGCAGAAGCATATAAACACGGAAGAATAATTGCTTATAAATAATTTGGCGGCTTTTTGGCGGAATGATGGCGGTTTTTAGCTATTTACCAGTGATATTATGGTAGTGTCGAAAGATTAGTGATAGGTCTAAGACAAAATAATAATAAAAGGAACATCGTTTTATTATTGTTTCACAATTAAGCTTCGATAGACAGCAACGGAAATATTAAGAATAAGGATGTGAATTTTAACTCCTTCTAAATTGTTCTTATTATCTATCATCCGTTGCTGTCTATTGTTTTTTTAATTATTCACACGATAACTAAAGGTGAGCGAAGAGAAATGATTCCATTAATAATTTCAATTTTTGCGCTTTGTCTTAATGTCTATATGATTGGATTTAAAAATGGGCAAAATAAAAGATAGTAGTAACTAAGAAAGAAATTTTTATATTGTCACTGTGGCGGAAAGGGTAGACGCTAAGCATGTGTGCTAGGTCAATGCTTCGGCAACTATGCAATGTTCGATTCATTGCCAGTGACTTTGGCAACCGAGGCATCGGCGGTTTAAAAATATAGGGGTGCGCAATTTCGTACGCGTTTTGTGCATCGTGTAGGTTGCTATTACATATTAGATCACTCGTTGAGTGGTCTTTTTATTTTACATAAAGGAGGTAACAACGATGTATAGACCACAATACTTAGAACAGAAGTATGAAGTAATCACTGTGCAAAACGGTAACGGTGAGATAGTACGAAAGTATAGAAGACCAATAAAGAGCGATACATATAAACGAAAGGAAAACAATGAAGTTATTTCTTTTCGCAGAAGGAGAAAAGCCAAATGAGAAACTACTGGTATGTATCGCTAACTAATGAATATCCTCGAACCATTGATGATTGTTCAGTGCGTGTTGTGCGTTCTGTACAAATCAAAGGGAAGTACTCTATTGTCGAAATGCTAAGAGAAGCTACACCAAACGAAGTGGATAAATGCAAGCTGATATATTGCGGTCATGGCTATTGGAAAGACGAGTATATCCAACAAAACATTGAGAGGTGGATAGATAGATGAGTTACCTCGAACATTTGAAACGTTGCTACATGCATTCTAAGAATAAACTTCCTGACAGCTACACTGTAGATGATGTTGCTATACATGTATTGAAGACTGAGAGCCATAGCAGTCCTGATGGTAGCAGTAAGGAGCAGACGCTCGCGTGGTTCAAGTTCTTTAAGTGGATTAAGGAGGAAGAGTAATGCACATGCACATAGGAGAAAAGATATATAAATTGAGACGGCTTAATAACGAAACAATGAACGACTTAGTTAAACAAACTGGAGTGTCAAAATCATGGTTATCTGATATTGAGTCTGGAAAAAAGCAACGCGTTGATTTTAATAAGATATGTGCAATAGCCAAACATTATAAAGTTAGCTTAGAATACTTTCGGGATGATTATTTGGATAGTGATGAACACGAGGATATTATTCCTTTGACAGGCGAAACAAGAGTTAAATCAGTGAAATCGCTTGAACAAAGCCTAAAGTATCTGAATAACAAACAAGAACCTAACCTTCTAGAGATCAAACTAAAAGATACTGACTCAGTACCAGAGGTTTGGTACAAGGGTGAGAGGTTGGATGAATTGCCTAAAGGATTAGTAGATGTCTCGTATCATTGGAAGACTGATGATTTTACTAATGATGATAGAGGAGCGAACGACATCACGATTCAATACTTTTCTAGCTTTAATGATAAGTATCCAGATAAGAAAACAATCGGACACAAGAGAGATATGTAAATGAAAGAAGTTAGACCTAGAGACGAAATAGACAAACTATACAAGACCAAACGATGGCGAGACCTAAGGCAAGTAGTAATAGCTAGGGACTTCGGCATGTGCCAAGAGTGCAAGCGTCGAGGGCGGAACACAAGGGGCACGATCATCCATCACATAGTCGAGGCGAGGGAAGACCTGTCACTGTTCTGGTCCGTAGATAACCTTGAATGTATCTGTGTAGCTTGTCACAACAGAGAGCATCCAGAGAGATCAGGCGGGAAGAAGAAACCAAAACCTAAATCACATATCGTTAAAATGTATTCAACTCCTGAAAGATAAGTTTGCAGCGAAATGAAGGTAGCCCCCCTACTCTAAAAGATTAAAGAGTAAGGCTTGAGAAGAACGGTGCTGTCCTTCCTTCGTAAAAAGACCGCTTTTCAAGTTTTTTGGAGAAAAAGGAAAAAGCCGACCAATTTAAGCCGGCTTTGGACGAAGCTATTTCTTAGTCCATTTGTTTCCTTTTTGAGAAGTAGGGGGTAATCGGTCGCCTGGATCAATTTTTACTTCTTGTCCGCCTTGGACATTTCCACCACGAGGACCCACTTCTTTGTAGGTTCCTTTTGGTTTGTTGTCTTCGCCGGGTTTATAGAGTTCTCCCATAGGAATCCCTCCTTAACAAATTTCGGCACAGCACTGCCGATAACCTAATTATAAGGATTGTGATAACGATTTCAATCTATCTTTTGAAAGAAGGTGATATTATGCCGCAACCAGCGAAGAGTGCAAAATTACAATTATTAAACGGAAACCCAAATAAGAAGAATACCGAAGAACTCCGCAAGCGAGCGGCCGCAGAAGACAAATTAAAAATGGCTACTGACAAAATCAAACCGCCGTTATGGCTAGATTCGCTAGGAAAGGATACCTTTGAGTTTATCGCCGATGAATTGCTGTCTGTGGATTTAATCAGTAATCCGGACGTCCATACAATGGCTCTATACTCCAATTGGTATTCGCAATACGTTTCTTTAGAAAAACAGCTTCGAAAACTACAACGAGAGTACAAGTTGAACTATGCGCTTGCGAAAAAGGAGGCAGAGGCGAGAGGTGAGCCGTTTAATGAACCTAATGAATTAATTGGTAATCCGCTCTCTCGGCAGATGGATACAGCGTCTCGGAATCTCCGTTCTTTTGGCGCTGATTTAGGACTATCACCAGCAGCCAGAGCTAAGTTAGCTATTAAGATGGCTGATGATGGTGGTGATGACGATGACGACTTCTAATATTTTGGATATGTCTTACACAGAACGTGTGGACTATTGGCAAAGCTATCTTGAGGAGCAAGCTTCTTGGGGTGGCTTTTTAAAATGTCCATATCCGGAATTGTTAACTACTTGGTATGCGGAACGATTAATCGATGGAAGCATACCAGCCAGCAAAGAAAATATTCAAGCTGCTAAACGGCATATGCGTGATTTGCAGCGCCAAGGAACAGATGATTTTCCTTGGATCTTTGACGAAGAAAAAGGTCACCGGCCTATTAGATATATCGAAAAAAAATGTAAACCAACTGAAGGCGACTTTGGTTCGTTTGTTTTGCAACCTTGGCAGCATTTCATAATTGGATCCATGTACGGATGGGTACATCGTGATACAGGAGAGCGTCGCTTCCGCGAGGCTCTTATTTTTGTTGGACGTAAAAACGGTAAGTTTTGCCGTTTAAAAATCGGGCAAAATCGGTGAAAACCTTTATTTTTGGCTTTCTTTTAGTAATAATTCGATAGCTTTATCAAGCAATTTAGACATAGGAACCATAGTTTCTTCCGACATTTTTTTTAATCCTTCGTATAAATCTTTATCAATTGCGTTAGAAATTCTAATTCTGTTTTTTAGTCCGTATTTGTCCATGTGTGACACTCCTTTTTATTTTACTATAACATCCGATTCCACCGCTTGCAACTACCATCAATTGATGGTAGTATATAAAAGAGGTGAGTAGATTGAAAAAATACATTATTTACAAACACTTAAATAAAATAAATGGCAAAATTTATATCGGTGTCACAAATGATATTGGCAGAAGGTGGAGGAGCGGTGGGATTGAATATAAACCACCAAAGAACGAAACCCAACACCACAGAAGTTTTTGGAATGCAATACAAAAATACGGGTGGGAAAATTTTGATCATTTGATTATTGAAGAAGACTTAACGATGAAAGAAGCTTTTGAGAAAGAAAAGTTTTATATTGAACTTTATGACTCAACTAATAAGAAAAAAGGTTATAACATCGCAAAAGGCGGAAATGGCGGAATAATATATAAAGTTCACCCCAAAGGAATGCTAGGGAAAAAACAATCTAAAGAATTTTCTTCAAATCACAGTAAATGGGCAAAGAACCATAAGAATAATTGTATGACAAACGGTGATGTTGTATGGGGTGTTACTCACGAACACCCAAAAGGCATGTTGGGAAAGCACCACAGCAAAGAATCAATTATGAAAAAGAAAGCATATAGTGGTGAAAATGCTGTAACCTCAAAACCAATTGTCGCAATTGAACGGGATGGAACTAAAAGAGAATTTCACAGCGCTAAGCTTTGCATGGCTTACTATTCGATTAGTACATGTGTTTTTTACCGACTTTTAAAAGATGGCGCCCCTTATGTGATAAATCCTAAAGCGAACTACAGAAATAAAGAAAAAATATTAGCTATCGAAGGAATTATGTTCAAACATAAAGAAGATACCGAGGTAAGTTAGTAGATTGCGAAAGGTTACTAACTACCGTAACGCGTAGGAGTTGAATAAATATAATGCTCCCAAGAGTGTCCGACAGCAGATAATTTGCTGAAAATGTACGCTAAACTGGGCCAGAACTGACTGACCGATGAAAATGAGGGTGACCTCCAGAGTGCGAGATAAAAAGCTCGCAGATAATAACAATCGAAAACATCACTAATTTCAGGCCTTTCCACATACATGGTCGCTTATGATGATGAACAAGGCGCCAACGTTTACGTATTGGCAAATGCTCGTGATCAAGCAAGCTTGTTGTTTGATAAGGCCGCAGAAATGGTCAAACAATCGCCGGCGCTCTTTAAGAAATTTGGTAAGCCTAAACGATCAAGTATTAATTATGCTCCCGCCTTTTCTAAAATGGAACCACGCGCCTCAGATAGCCGGAAATTGGATGGGCTAAACACTCACTTTGGTATTTTTGACGAGATCCACGAGTTTACGAATTACAATCTGATCAACGTTATCAAGAAATCAAGAGGAACCAGAAAACAGCCTCTGATAGTTTATATCACAACTGCTGGATATGTATTAGATGGTCCGTTGATGTCTTATTTTGAGCAAGGTGTGGACTGTTTGGAACATTTGGAAGATGACATCGATGAACGGACTTTCTATTATCTGGCAAAACTTGACAGTGCGGAAGAGGCTGATGACCCAAGATTATGGATCAAAGCCAATCCGAATATTTGTCTAATGAATTTTGTTGGCATGCTAGATGACTATGTTAAGGATAAAAAAGATCCAAAAGAATATGCTGACTGGATTACCAAGCAATTTAACTTGTTTTCCGATATCGATGAGCTGTCATTTGTCGATATGCCTACCATTAAACGAAACAATAAAACCATCGATATTGAAACGCTCAAAGGTAAGAAGTGTGTCGGTGGTTTTGACTTGTCCGAAACGGAAGACTTTACCGCAGCCGTTTTAGAATTTCCGCTTGAAACAGGCGAGGTATTCATTTTGCAACACACATGGATCCCACAAGCTAGATTTGATCGAGATAACAATCAAGAGCGTATCAAAGCGTGGGAGAAGGTGGGAGATCTAACGATTATTCCTGGTGATTACGTCAATTATGAATACGTCTTAAATTGGTTTGTAGAAAATTCGAAAATCTATGACATTGTAAAAATCAATTATGACAAGGCCAAGGCGCTACGATTAAATAAAGAACTAGAAAATGCAGGATTTGAAACCAACGAGATTCGGCAAGGGTTTCTATCATTAGGTGGGCCAATGCAAAACTTCAAGGAAATGCTATTGGACGGTAAGGTGATTTTCAACAATTCCAAGCTTTACCGATGGTATCTATCCAACGTCAAGCTGGTGATGGATCGCAACTCAAACTGGATGCCGTCTAAGCAGTCCAAGAGTAGAAAAATAGATGGTTTTGCAGCAAGTTTGAACAGCCACGCCGAAGTGTTGAATATGTTGGTTAATCCTGTCGGAACCGGGAAAGTAACCTATTACTCGATTTCCGATTTAATGAATATGTAAGAAAGGTGTGGAGGAATGAGTATTTTAGATCGTTTGCGTTCTTTTGGCCGAGCGAAGCCGAAAGCGAGCAAACAAGAGTATTTTTTGAATGACCCGGGATTGATACCGTATTTAGTCGGAAAAGATGAAATATCAGAAGGGATTTTTTCCGTAATTAGCCGTGTATCGAACGTTTTTGCGTCTCTCCCTCTCAAAATGATAGATGTGGAGTTTGGCCAACCGGACGACTGTCCTGCATACAACTTGTTGAGCGAAGGCCCTCGATATTTTACAAAGTTTGATTTTTTCCGGGACGTGGAAGTTTTGAGAAACTACCAAGGGAATGCGTATGTGCAGATTTTCCGAAATATCAATGGAGAAGTAGCAGATATGGCGTTAGTAAAACCTGGTGCTTGCCATCCAGTGATTGATATGGATAGCGGGGAGCTTTACTACCAAGTAACTGCGACTGACAAAGGCAGTTACAAGCAAGTTATCTATGTACATTACATGGAAATGCTTCACTTTAAACAACCGAGGTTTGGCGGCTTGGAAGGTACAGACCCCACAAAAGTATTAACGAATACCCTCGGATATGATCGAGAAGTCCGAAAAATCTCTTTAAGTCAGCTTAAAGGAAGTAATGAAGGGCTAAAAGTTAAGTTTGCTAGCAATATGGATGAAGAAGCTAAAAAAGCTACAGTTAAAAACATTGCTGATTTTTATCGACAAAACGGTGGACTACTTGTGGAAGAAAACGGTGTAGAAATCGAACGTTTACAACGAGAGCTGGTAGACAGCAAGCTTTTAGATACTGATAAAGTATCTCGCTCCAGAATCGCTATGGTCTACAATGTGCCGGAGCATTTCATCGGGAATAACCAGTCGAGTTACTCCTCTCAGGAACAGCTCAATATGGAATTTTTGACGTACAATCTAGTACCGACCGTTAATCAATATGAAGCGGAACTAAATAAGAAAACACTATCGAGAACCGAAAAAGCAAAAGGTTATCGATATAAGTTTAATGTCGCAAGTTTGCTAAGAGCTGACACTCAGGCAAGGGGACAATTCTATCAAATCATGCGACGAGGCGGAGCATACTCAGCGAATGATGTCCGAAGATTTGAGGACTTGCAACCGATAAATAAAACCGGTATGGATGATTACCATATTTCCGGAGACCTATATCCAATCGATATGGATCCAACATTAAGAAAAACAACCTCGTCTAAAAGCGTAGCCGAAAACGGTTAGGTTTTTTTAGTTTGCACCGAAGGGAGGTGGAAAAATGAAAAAAGTGACGTTAAGCGGCGATGTCGTGGATAACGATACCGCGTGGCTTTATGACTGGTTTGGGATCAATTGTATCTCACCAGGGAAAATTTCTGCCGCTCTTACAGAAGCAGCGGGGGATGAAGTAGAACTTGATATCTCATCGAACGGTGGGGATGTCCTAGCGGCAAGCGAAATATATACCGCTATCCGTGCCTATCCGGGAAAGGTATCCGGAAATGTTGTGAGTATTGCAGCAAGCGCTGCAAGTGTAATCGCTTGCGCTTGCGAACCGCTTAGAATCTCACCTACGGCACACATCATGATTCATAACGCATGGGTGACCACTAGTGGCAACGCTGAGGAATTAAAAGCCAATGCAGAAATGTTAAGCAGTGTGGATGAGTCTATTGTTAATGCTTACGAGATCAAAACAGGACTCGATCGGAAAAAACTTGCTGATTTAATGGCGAAAGATACTTGGTTAAATGCTCAAACAGCAGTAGCAGAAGGGTTTGCAGATGAAATTATGTTTGCAGAAGCACCAGTAACGGTACTCAATGCCTCTCAACCGGTTATTCCAAAAAACGCAGTAACTAAGTTGAAAAATTTAATACTCAAAGCGGAAGCACCGCAAGAAGAAACACTCTTACAGAAAAAACTAAAAGCCTTAAATGGAGGGAAAAACGAATGAATTTAGAACAATTAAAAAATGCGTGGGTCGAGGCGGGAAGTAAAGTCTCTGACTTAAATGCACAACTCAATGCAGCATTGGTTGACGATGAAAAAACAGAAGAAGATGTAGTAAGTTTGCAAGCACAAGTAAAAGCAGCACGGGCTAAACGGGACGGATTGAAAGAGCAAGTGGCAAATATGGAAGCCGAACAAGTCTTAAACGTCAAAAAAGAACCATTAGATAAAAAAGATGAAAACTTGAAAAACAAGTTTATCAAAGACTTTAAAGCGATGGTCAATGGTGATCCTGCTATTATGGCTACTTTGACATCTAATACGGATGAATCTGGTAATGCTATCGGATTGACTATTCCTGTAGATGTGCAAACGACTATTCATACTTTGGTTCGTCGGTTTGACTCTTTGCAAGAATACGTAAACGTTGAAAAAGTGACCACTACCAGCGGTTCTCGCGTTTATGAAAAATGGTCTGATATTACACCGTTGACTGCTTTGGATACTGAAGACGGTGAAATCCCAGCAAATGATGATCCTGCACTTTACTTGATCAAATACTTGATCAAACGCTATGCAGGTATTTCCACAGTAACTAACAGCTTGCTAAAAGATACTGCCGAAAACATTTTGGCATGGTTGTCTAAATGGATCGCGAAAAAAGTAGTTGTTACTCGCAATACAAAAATCTTGGCAGCTATTGATGGAATCAAAGCGGCACAAAAGAAAGATGTTACAGATGTTGATGGAATTAAAGATATCGTAAACGTCCAACTTGATCCAGCTATCGAAGCTACATCTATGTTTATTACAAACCAAGATGGCTTCAATGTTTTAGATAAAGTGAAACGTGCTGATGGATCTTACTTGTTACAAAAAGACGTAGCTTCTGCAACTGGATATACCTTCTTAGGTAAACCAATCAAGAAAATTGCTTCTCGTTTCTTGCCAAACAAAGGTACGCAAGCTACTCCTAAATATCCACTGTACATTGGTGATCTGAAAGAAGCCGTTACATTGTATGATCGCGAAAACATGAGCTTGCTGACAACGAATATTGGTGGTGGAGCTTTTGAAACAGACACCACTAAAGTACGCGTCATCGATCGCTTCGATGTGCAACTAGTTGATGATGAAGCGGTTGTTTTGGCTACTTTTACAACTATTGCGAACGAGACACCGGCGAAAGTTTAAGGAGCTGATTCCTTATGATTCTTGATCCTAAAATGGATTTAGGCGAAATCAAAAACGCACTAAAGATTGATACCGATGATGACGATGTGGAAGTAAGCCGTGCGGCACAAGCTGCAATTGCATACATTAGAGGGGCTATCGGGAATGATAAGCCCTCTTTTTATAAGCAAGAAAATGAAACGGTTGATCTGATTAATTTAGCTATCCTGCAATTAGCAGATCATTATTACAACGCTCGATCAGCAACCGTGAGTGGGAACTTGCGAGAGTACGATTTAGGTTTTACAAGCCTAATCTTGCAACTCAAAGCAAGTTATTTGCTTTTTGTGGAGGAGGAGTAGCGTATGCCCCTTATCCAAACAGGAAATTTAAATCAACGCATCAAGTTTGTCCGAGATACGACGGTTAAGGATGAGGACGGGCAAGTTGTCCCGACTTCTACAACCATTCTTACTTGCTGGGCAAGTGTGCAGACACAACGCCTGAACGATATTAAGACGTCGATTGGTACGGCTTTGGAAGGAACACTGACGTTCATTATCCGCTACCAACAAAAATCAGAGCTGACCAATGATATGAAAGTGCGTTGGAATGGAAAAACGTTTGAAATCATTACGATTACGAAAGGCGAGTTTGCGAAGGACTTCACGACAATCATTGCAAAAGAGGTTTCAAAATGAGTGTAGAAGTCGATGCAACCGAAGTGTACAAAGCGCTTAGGGAAGTAAAAGCAAACGTTCAACGAGTGGAAAGCCCAGCACTTAGAAAAGCTGGGGAGTACGCTCAAGAAGAGTTACGACAAAACACACCTTACTGGGATGGAACGAAGTCAAACGGTAAACGTGGTTCGTATATGCAAGAACATGCTAAGAACCATGTGGTTACAAGCTCGATAAAAAACGGATTGGTAGAAGTCGGCTATGACAAAGATGTTTCTTGGCGGATGCACTTTATCGAGTTCGGAACAATCAAACAACGTCCAAAAGGTTTCGTACAAAAAACACAAAAGCAAATCGAAAAACAAGTAACACAAATCATTGCTGACGAAGTAAAAAGGAGGCTAGGACTTTGAAAACGGCAGTATCACAAGTCTATTCAATTCTGAATAGCAATGAAAAAACAAAGAACATTGATTTTTACACCAATAGTGTTCCGGAATCAGCTCAAACAGTACCTAGCCTTCCAGTTGGCAGAATTACAGAGATATCCGGCAACTATGAAGATTTTGCAAGCAACAATCCTTTGACCATTCAATTTAACGTACAGGTAGATGTATGGGTGTCAACCATGAAAGAGGTTGATGCCTTTTATTTTGCCCTTGATGAGGTTATGAGGGGGAATGGTTGGCAATGCGCATACACGGAACAAACAGATGACGAGGACTTGGAAGGTGCAAAGCGGATTATCAAACGATATGTAGCAAATATTTCACTAAATTAAAAGGAGAGAAAATAGATGGCAACAGTAGGATTCGAGAGCGTCATTTTTGGCGTAAAAACAGGTGCAGGCGGCACTCTAAAAGAATTAGTAGCAGATAAGTCGAAAGGCGGAGCGATCGAAGCTAAAATTACTGGATTAGGCGCAACTTCTAACACAACATACGCTTCAAACGTACCGTTCTTCATTGCAAGTAAAGGGGTTTCGTCGCCAAAAGTTACGCTTGACGTGGCAGACTTAATGGATAACGGCATTTACAGCGAAATCATTGGTGCTAAAACCGTGGATGGTGCAAATGTAATTGGTTCAGAAACTGAAGCGCCTTACGTGTCGGTAGTCATGGTTACAGCGAACAAAGAAGGAAAACGCTTGTTCATGGGATTGACAAAAGGAAAATTCAGTCATCCAGATATCGACATGAAAACAGCTGAAGACAAAGGGGTAGAATTGCAAACCGATTCCATCGAAGGGGAATTCATTTCTGATGAACGTGGCTATGTATACTTAACAGCCGTAGAATCAGAAGGAATGACCTTACAAAAATTCAAGGACTTGGTAAATAACAAAGAGGGGGAGTAGTTAACCCTGCATCTACACCAACGACAGATACAGGGACACCAAAAGAACCAGAACCAAAAATTGATACACAAGGTTAGCCATTTTTGGCTAGCCTTATTTTTTGTAAAAACAAGGAGGAAAACAAATGATTGAATTGCAATTGAAACTTGACGGAAAGAAAAAAACATTCAAACAACAAGATATTTCCGCACGTGCAATGCGTGAGTGTATCAAATTTTACGAGAAAGCGGAAAAAGCAGACCTAACTGATTTAGAAGCGATTGATTCAATGATTGCAATTACAGCAGATATTTTCCAAGATCCAGCAGTTACATTTGATGCTATTTTAGACGGTTTGACTGCGAGCGAGTTAGTACCGGCATTAGAAAGTGTTTTTGAACAAATAAATGAACTGGGAAACAATGAAAAAAAGCAGACGGCGAGCAAAAAGAAATAAGTTTTTCTGAAGCTAGGAAAGCAATGGATCAAATCTACAAAGATTTAATCGAAGCAGGTTGGACGATGAGAGATGTGGACGAAGCCGACTATCATTATTTGTTACACCTTTTTGGAGAAGTGGAGAGTGGCGAAGAATATGTAGATGGTGCTGATTTCATCAAACAATTTTTATCGGCTGAAGACTTAGTAAAACTTGAGGAAGGAGGTAAATAATGGCAGGAAAAGGACAACCGGCAGGAAATATCAAGCTAGGGATTAGTTTAGATAGCACTAGTTTTGGTAACACGCTGGACGAAATCAATGCGAAAGTCAAACAAGCTGAGTCGAATATGCGTGCCAATCTAAAGGCTTATGATTCAGCAGGACGTTCATACGAAGCACTTAGTCAAAAGACGAAAGACTTGTCTACGGTTATGGAAGGGCAAAACGCCAAAGTAAGAGAATTAACAAAGCGCCGTGATGAAGCGATTAGCAAGTATGGCGAGGAATCGAAACAAGTTGCTAACCTTAACACACAGATAAACAATGCTACCGCAAAATATAATGCTTACAGTCGCCAGTTGAACGACACAAAAAAAGAATTGGTGTATTCCAAAACAGCCGTCAATGATTTATCTAATGAAATCAAAGAAAATGAACGACAAATGAACGCCGAAGTAAAAGCGTTGAAAGCCGCTGGTGATGAATCTGGTGCTTTTGAAGCAAAACAAAAAGGGCTAGCCAAACAAACGGAATTATCCGAGAAAGCTATCGAAGAACAGCGCAAAGTTGTGAAACTGATGGCTGATGAGTTTGGCGATTCAGCAAATGAAACCGAAGATGCAAAAAGGGCATTAGAAAAGTTAGAACGACAAAGCCAAATATCTAGCAGGCAATTAGAAGCACTCAAAAGCTCCAGCGATCAATCAGGAAAAGAAATAGAAGATTTTGGCGACAAGTCCACAAGGTCAGCTAGGAAACTGGACGGACTAAAAGACAAATTAAGCTCGCTAAAAAGCGCATTTTCGTTTGGTGCAGTTGCTGGATTAGCGCATAACGCTATTAGCAGTGTAGTAAGTGGCGTGCAAGGTTTGGTTGGCGAAGCAGTAAACGCATCGGATTCATTGATGAAGTTTTCCAAAACCATGGAGTTTGCTAACTTTGGGAAGTCACAGATAGAAAGCTCGAAAAAAGAAATGAAAGACTACGCCGATAAGACGGTTTATGGTTTAGAAGAAATTCTGAACACAACCGCACAATTGGCATCTAATGGGATTCCTAACTATACAGAACTAACCAAGGCGGCAGGTAACTTGAATGCCGTTGCAGGCGGTTCTAGTGATACATTCAAATCCGTTGCCATGATGCTAACGCAGACGGCAGGAGCTGGGAAACTAACAACTGAAAACTGGAATCAATTAGCAGATGCGATACCGGGTGCTTCAGGATTGTTACAAGACGCTATGTTGAAAAACGGAGCTTATACAGGAAACTTCCGTGATGCAATGGCGCAAGGTCAAATCACTTCCGACGAGTTCAACCAAGCAATTGTACAGTTAGGTATGAATGACGGAGCAGTTAAGGCAGCCACTTCTACAGACACATTGAGCGGTTCTTGGGAGCAGATGAAATCCACTGTAATAAATGGGCTACAAAGTATTATAGAAAAAATAGGCGTTGAAAATATCACTGGTTTCATCAACAGAGTAACAAAAGGGATTGAAAATTCTATTCCTAAAATTACTCAATTTATAGGTTGGTTGAGAGATATTGGAACGTGGATCGTTGAAAATAGAGAGCCACTAACATGGATTGTCGGAATCATAGGCGGAATTACATTAGCAGTAAAAGCATTGAACGTAGCAAGTATGTTGCTGGCAATTACTGGCGGAACATTGGCAGCCCCTTTTGTGGCGATTGGTGTAGCATTAGGCGCACTAGCAGGTGCTTTGGTGATAGCTTATACAAAATCTGAAACATTTAGAAATATAGTCAATGCGGCTTTTACAGCTGTGAAAAACGTAGTTATGAGCGTTATCAATAATTTGGTGGAATACTACAAAATGTTGTGGAGCGTGTTGCAGTGGCTTTGGGAAAAAATAAAAGAATGGGCTTCATGGATTGGCAATAAATTCATTGAAATGAAGAACAGCGTTGTGAATACGGTTCAGAACCTATGGAATGGCGTGAAAAACTTCTTCAGCAATGGCGTTGGAGATACGTGGAATAAGGTAGTCGGTTGGGTAAAAAACATTTTCAACAAAGCAACTGAATTGAAGAACAACGTTTCTGATGTAATCGGTAACCTGTGGAATGGTATCAAAGACACATTCCGTAGAGGTATCGATACGGTATTCAATTGGTTTTCAGAACTACCAACGAAGATGAAGAATGCCATTATTGGCGGTAAAAACGCCATTGTTGATGCGTTCAAAAGTATTTTCAACGCAGCACTTAAAGCGATAGGTAAACCAGTTAACGCAATCATCCATGGAGCTTCATGGGTACTAGAAAAATTGGGCGCAGAACCTCTACAAGAATGGGATGTACCACAATACGCTACAGGTACACCAGCAGGTGGGCACCCAATCAATGGTCCAATGATGGTTAATGATGGACGTGGAGCAGAAACAGTTATCACACCAGATGGTAGAGCCTTCATTCCTAAAGGACGCAATGTTGTTCTAAACGCACCAAAAGGAACGCATGTCTTGACAGCAGAAGAGACCGCGCAACTTCAAGGTTCTAAAGCTCCTAAGTATCGTTACAAAAAAGGTACTAACTTCTTTGGTAACATGTGGGATAGTGTGAAAAAGGTTGCTGGTAATGTAGGTCACACAATTAAAAACGTAGTAGGTGACGTGTGGGACTTTATTTCAGACCCGGGAGCGTTAGCTAGAAAAGTACTTGGGGGGTTAGATGTATTAGGTGGATTGACAAAGTATCCATTAGAAGTAGGTAAAGGCATCCTATCTAAAGCAACAAGTGCACTGACTGAAAAAATCACTGGGTTGTTCTCATCTGGTAACTTAGATACCTCCGTAGGAACAAATGGCGTCTATAAATATTTGGCTGATGTTGCTAAGTCTGTGATGAAGAAATTCCCAGGATTTGTGGCAACTAGTGGGTATAGACCAGGTGACCCTTATTCACATGGTAAACGTAATGCCATTGATATTGCATTACCAGGCGTCACAGGAGGCTCACCTAGATACACAGAAGCAGCAAACTACGCTTTTGACAAATTCGCTTCCAAAATTGGTTACGTAATCACTAATGGGAAAGTTCGTGACCGTTCAGGACAATCAGGTCAACCAGCAACTGGTGCATGGGAGCCATGGCCCGATGGAGATCACTATGATCATGTGCATTTAAACGGTGTGAAAGACCCACAAAACACTCAAATTTCAGGAGATAGCGTGGGAGGCAGTGGGGTAGAAAGATGGCGCAATGTAGCAATTAGAGCGTTGAAAATGACCGGTCAATACAGTACTGCAAACTTAAATGCATTACTAAATCAAATGCGTACAGAGTCAAATGGTAATCCTAATGCAGTTAACAATTGGGATATTAACGCCAAAAATGGAACACCATCAAAAGGGTTGCTCCAAGTGATTGACCCAACATTCAGACAGTATGCAATGCCAGGATTCAACAGCAATATTTTTGACCCACTATCTAACATCTTAGCTTCAATCAGATACGCACTATCAAGATATGGCTCACTAACAAATGCCTATCGTGGAGTTGGTTACGCAAACGGTGGAATTGTAAACCAACATCAAATTGCGGAAATCGCAGAAGGAAACAAGCCAGAAATTATTATTCCGTTAGATAAGGCTAAACGATCAAGAGCGATGCAATTATTGTCTATCGCAATGGACAAACTAGGAGTTTCTCCTAAAACTTATGGAAATGCGACAACTGTTTCCAGTGATTACGAAATCCTAGAAGCCATTGAAAAACAGGCGGCAACAACGAATCAGCTGTTATCGTTATTGCTGGCATTTTTCAAAGGAAATAGCCGAACTGATAGAGATTTAGCTTTAGATATTCAGAAGATCTTGGTTAGGAGGATGTAGATGCGAACTGTATTACTGAGAAATAGAATAAACGAAGAAATTGATTTGTCCACAGAAGACTATTTTGCTACTGGGTTGAGTAATATGGGGTTTGAAGTAAAAAAAGAACATGTGGGACAGTGGGGGAATTTCAGAGAAAGCAGTGAGAGCGTTGAAATATCTGAATTTCAGTCATCTGTAATCATTTCTGTGCATGGGTTTCGAGAAAAAGAACTGTACAATTCACTTGTGCAGTTCCTATCGGAAGGTCCGTTTGAACTGGAATTTGCTTTTGACGGCGAAACAATGGTAAGAAGATGCAGTCTAAAATCTTTAAGTAAGACTGAAATCGATCCGAAAACATCGTTACTAACAGACACTTTAGAACTATATTTCACATCAAACTGGTATTCCGTAAAACGCGAAAAATTAATTCAGCGACCGAATGTAGTGAAAACACGTGGTAAGGTTTTTCCGTATAAAAGATCTTATATCTACACTCAAAACTTGTGGGAGAAAAAAGGTGTATTCAAATTCAATAATAATTCTGTATACCTAACGAATAGCAAGGAACGGATGTCCCCGCTAAAAATTCGTGTGATTGGGAAGTGTTCAAATCCGTATTGGGAAGTAATCCAAAACTCACAAATCATCGCAACGGATGGATACTTCATAGATATGACTGAAACACAGACTCTAGAAGTATCAAGCCTTTTTGAAGATACAACGGCGATTTTAAAAGATATTGCAGGGGTAGAATCTTCTGTCTACCAACAACAGGATTATACAAAAACTAATTTTGTTCAGGCCCCAACTGGAGAATTCAGCATTGTGTTTCATGTTGGGGGGGCAGACGTAGAGATTGAGTTATACGAGGAGCGTGATCTGTTTTGATTTTAGCAGTCACGCTTTTTCATCGTGATTTAATGCTTTATAACGAACATTTATTCTCTAACAGTTTTGAATTTGGTGTGGACGAGATCAACGAAGAGGCTAGTAGCTTTACGATGGATAAGTACGTTCCTGTAAAAACAGGCGATTTTCTACTAGCAAAATATATTCCTAGTGGAAAATTTGCATATTTTGGTGTAATTACGTCGCAGGAAGACGAAAAAATCAGTTGTAAAAGCTTACTTAGTTTAGCTGATAGTGAGATACCGACTGCACGTGTGTCAGGAGATAACTACGAAGAGCATATCCGGCGGTTGATTGAATACTATTTGCTGAATGATCCAACGAAACAACTAAAAGATATTTTAGACGTCAAAGCAGAAAGTGCGACCTCTCATTCGTATCAAGCTACCGATACGAATAAACACAAGTTAAGTGCGTATATTCTCAATGGTTTCAAAAAATACAACGTAAAATGGTATTTCAAGGGAATTCAAAACAGAAAAATTTATACAGGCATACGTGCTGTAAATGAATCAATTTACATTAAAGACAATTCTTCTGAATTTAGCGATTGGGATGTGTTTGTTCAGGCGCCGGGCGCTGGAAACGAGAACAAGCTATTAATCGTTGATAAAGCAATGAAAGATATAGAGAAACCGATAATACTGTCAACATGGTATTTGGACGAAGAAAACAATTTGACACAAGATGGATCGAAAGAAAATATCACGAAACCAACTGTCAATTTGGTTAATATCTACGATCAAACCGCAGAAGATAAAGCATCCTACGAAGATGTGGCAAAATCAGAGTTGAAAGGCAATACGTATTCGCATGAAATCAAAGTGAACGTTGTAAGAAATGCAAAAAATTTGAATGTCGAAACGATTGAAACAGGGATGTTTGCCACGATTTCTTATAAAGGAAAGATATACAAGTCGGTTTTGACAGCTTGGCGAATATCAAGTGATAAGGAGTTTGTGGAATTGACTTTCGGAAACATAAGAAGTCGTTTTATGGATTATTTTGAAGATAATGGGGGATAAAAAATGGTTAGCAATGTGGATGGATATCAATTTGAAAACGTGAAAGTAAGCGCAGAAAATGATGCTAGACTTTATCACGTTTTATATAATCGGAAAAATCAGGTTATTGATGGTTACGATCAGTCTATGAATTTATCTTCAAGCGGATTAACAGTAAAAGTTGCTGCAGGAGCAGCGATTATTCAAGGTCGTATGGTCGTTGTTCGACAAGAAGAAAGTATAACAGTTCCAGCAAACTCAAGTGGTTATATAGCATTAACAGTGGATTTGACACAAGAAGTTATACCTGGATCTATTCTTCCAGAATCGGAAGAATATGAATGGACTAATAATCAAGTCAAGCTAGAATTTATAACAAAAGTTATAAAAGGTAATTTAAACAATGGTGATAAGGTCTATAATTTACCACTATGCTCAGTTAATTCTACTGGATCAACTGTTTCAATCTCAAAGATATCGGATAGTTACGAGCTGACTCTCTCTAAAGGAGAAATTTTGTGGAGGGGGACTGCGTTAATGCATGATACTCAAACTGTCCAACCTTCAAAAAAAATTTGGCAGACAGTTTCAGGTTTTTTGTTAGTATGGCTCCCATACGAAAACGGGCAAGCAATTGAGGATAGATATGTAACTACGCCTTTTTATAAGGAGCGTGTAACTTTTACTAATGTTTTAGGAGAAATTGTTTCAGGATTTGATGACTATCACAAAAAGTGGTTTAGTAAACGAATAAACTATAATTCGAATACTAATATATTTACAGGTGCAGCAAGCAATGCAAGTGGAGATAACGCAAATATGGTGCTTAGGTATATAGTTTCTTTTTAGTTAGGAGGTATGGAAGAGTGGCAAATTTAGAAATTAAATTATCTGCAAATAAGAGACAGCCTTATCTACGTCACCGTGTTGTTGGTAGAGTTGGTGATGGGGGGCTCACAACAATCAATGTACAACTTCTTGAGGAAGATGAAATTACACCTTTTGTAATTAATCTAAACGGTACTTTGAAATTTGTGGGCGAAGTTTCAAACGGTAACTATACCGAGGGAGAACCAGAAATAATCGATTCGACTAATGGGTTAATTAGTTACACGTTCACTAAGTCAAATTTCAGCACGAGTCATCAATTCAAACAAGCATATTTTGAATATGTAGATCCTAACGGCAAAAAAGTAACTTTTCAGAACTTCATCATAGACGTGTTAGAACGAGTGGATATTAATTCGGAGCAAGCGAAATACTATATTTCTTCATTGGAAAAATTACAGAGTGAAATGCAAACCACTTTCAATCAGTTCATTAGTGATAAACAGGTCCAATACGATCAAATCTACTCGAAATATAACGAATTAGTAAGATTGATAAATGAATCAGATAAGCAAGTAAATGATCGTATTGATCAAACCAATCAGCAAATCGGCGATCTCGGCAAGCTGAAAAAGATGTACAGTAACAGCATCGACTTTGGGGGCTATGATTATTCGGGGAATCCGAATTTGTTAAGTAAGCTATCATACGACTTAATTGAAAATCAAAATACTTCAGCTGGAACACTTTCTAAGGGTGAAAACTCGTTTAAATATAATAAGATATCAGCTGAAGTGGAAGGTGGAGTAGAGTTATATTATAAACGAAGAGGTATAGCTAACTGGTTACCCTCTAATAAAACGCTTGTAATGACTGTTAAGCTTAGAGCTGGAGCGGACTATAGTCCAGTTGACGGAAAACTTATACTGATTAGATATAGGTATGTTGACAGTGGAACTGGCAAGATTGTTTTAGACTTACCTATTAACAGTAATTCGATAACTCAGGAATGGAAAGAGTTTAGTATTACTGGAACTACTCCAACATTTAGCCCACAAGCATACCATCCTTGGATACAATTTAGGGCTCAAGATGGGGTACTTGGGGAAATAGAAATGAGCTATGACATCAAAATCGAAGAAGGCTCTACAGCTACACCATATCAGCCTAACTTACTTGATGACTCTTACTGGCTAGGTAAAACACCGTTGGGTGAGAATTTGATAACGAATGCCAAGTTCCCAATTATAACACGAAGCAATCCTATTTCTGGTTTTGATATTTCAGAAGAATTAATAATAGGTGAAACTTATACGGTATCTTTAAAAGGGACTAAGCCAGCTACTAAAGAATTCCACTTATACTACGGAGAAGCAAATTACCAGCAGTTGCAGTATCAGGCAACTTTACTTCCTGTGGAAGGATTAACAGATGTGTGGAGTGCCACTTTTACAGCCAGAAATACTAGTGAAACGACAAATTTACTTAGAGTAGCGTTATGGCAAAAACCTAATTCTGCAACATATGATACTGTTCAAATTGACTGGCTCAAGATTGAAAAAGGCGACACACGCACACCAAATATCAGTCAGTTTAAATACTTTGGTGAAGGCTTGAAAGACAGTAACAATCCGAACGACTACAGCTGGGATGTCACACCAGAGTATACTGAAAAAAGCTTGAATAATACGGTTAGTCTGACTGAACCGCAATCCATCGAAGGATTGAAAAATTTCGAAGATGGTATTCAATCAAAAGGAAAATCTGTATTGACATCAGACGACAACAAATATGAAGTCGTAACCTTAACAGTTACAAACGGGAATACCGGATCAGCAAAGCTTTATCGTGAAGGAAAAACCGTCACTATTTATTTTTTTGCGTTGAATGGGAAAAGCAGTGGTGGAAATGATTCAACGATACTAACAATTCCAGAAGGCTATCGGCCACCAATTAGTTTTGAGCAACTGGTTGGCTCGATAGACCGTTCTACTTTGAACAGTGCTCAGTTATCTATTGGTGCAGATGGAGCCATTAAATGGCGAAGAAACTCAAGTTATGGATCGGATTATACCTTTGCAATTACTTACACGATTTAGAAAGGCGTGAATCGATATGAAGGCAGCATATAGACCAATTGAACCTTACGGATTCGAGCAAATCATTGTGAATGATGAAGAACATTTACCGGAAGAATGCACAGAAGTCGAACCACCGATTCCAAATTGGAAACCGAAATTCAATTACTGGGAGGGAAATAAATGAAAAACATTTGGAAATATGGCCGTACTGGCGGAGAGTATGCAGGAAAAGTATTGGACGACATGCTTGTATCCGTTCCTTACACAGATCAGCCACCGCTCGAAGGGGTTCGTTCAGATGGCGAACCGCTAACGATTGCTGATCAGATGTTTGATCCTAAATTGAACCAATGGATTATTTTAGCGAACGCGTTAGATCACAACGATTTAAACAATCTCAAAGCGATGTACGAGGCTCTTGAACATGAAAACGGCAACCTAAAACAGCTAAATGCCAAACTCATGCTAAGCGATGTAGCGATTAAACAGGAAAATACTGCATTGAAAGAAAAAGCTGACAGTTTAGCACAAATCAATTCAAAAATGATGCTTGCTTCGTTACAAAATAGCAAAGACATTTCAGAAATTAAAGAGCAACTAAATCCAGCTTCAAAGGGAGGTGAGTAGTATGTTTAGTTTTAGCGATGTGAAAATGATGTATGATTGGGGCTGTTTTACTGACGATCAAGTTCGTCTATTCGTTCCACTATGTATCACAGATGAAGAAGCAGATAGAATTATTAGCAAAGAAGAGAGCGCATCTTAAGTGATGCGTTTTTTTGTTGGAAAGTTGGTGGAACATGAAAGAAGAAGCGCTCCAAGACGTTGTGGAGAGATTAGTAAGAATTGAAACAAAATTAGACAACTACGAATCACTTAGAGAAAAAGCTGATAGTGCAAAAGATTTGGCAGACAAAGCCTACTCAGTAGCGCTAAACAACGCAGAAGATATCAAAGAAATGAAAGCCAATAATAAATGGTCGTGGGGTTACATGATCGGTTTAGGCATTACGATCATTGGCTATTTCTTGACTAAATTGTAAAGGAGTTAAGAAGAAATGATTTTACCCGATAAGTATTATCAAGTCATTAAATGGACGGTTTTAACAGTATTACCAGCTGCATCTGTTTTAGTAGCCACGTTAGGAAAAGCGTATGGATGGAATGGAACAGATATGACAGTACTCACTATCAATGCAGTAGCAACATTTTTAGGCGTTATCACTGGTGTGTCTGCATATAACTTAAAAAAATAGGAGGAAAAAAATGAAGAAGAAAATCATTTTATCATTGAGCCTAATAATGGCTCTTTTTTTATTGCCAATTAACGGGTTCGCCTATACGATCAACAATGAATTTAATTTAGGTGTAAATGAAGGTAGCTCACAAGTAGCAAATAACCAATACATCCTATTGCATGAAACAGCAAACGAAACTGCGACAGGACGAAATGAAGCGCAGTACATGAAACGTTCTTGGTACAATGCCTATACAGCGTATATTGTTGGCGATGGTGGGATCGTTTACCAAGTTGGACAACCTGGTTATGTACAATATGGCGCTGGTTCATATGCTAATGCAAATAGTCCTGTGCAAATCGAACTGCAACATACGCACGATAAAGTAACGTTTGAAAAGAACTACAAGGCATATGTTGAATTAGCGAGAGATTCCGCTAATAAATACGGTATTCCACTTACATTAGACACACCGTATAATCAACCAGGAATCAAATCACATTTATGGGTAACTCAAAACATTTGGGGCGATCACACTGATCCGTATGGATACTTATCAGAAATGGGTGTAAGTAAGGAAAAACTGGCTTACGATTTAGCTCATGGATTTACAGACGAAAACCCAACGACTTCTGAGAACAAGCCTGTCATTGATCCAACCCGAGCAGGTGCAGCAAATCCAACTTTATCAGATGGAACGAACCATTCTCACATTGATCAGTTTGGAGAAATCGAAAATGCGAACTTACACGTCGCTGGATGGCACATCGCTAACTATAAATACGAGTATATTTTCATTATGGACTACAATACTGGGAAAGAATTAGCTCGAGTAAGAGCTGATGGAATTTATAGACCGGATGTAAATCAAGCTTATAATACTTCTGGAAACGTTGGCTATCATGTATCTTTTAACATGCGCAATTTCCCTAATAAGAAAGTATACGTCATGATGCGGGCAACGAATGATCCAGAAGGAAACACTAAAGGCGGTGCGCAAGATTTCCATGACAAACGTTGGTATTTAAATATTCCTAAACGATAAAAATAGCTCCTCGTTGAGGAGCAGTACATAGAATTGAAAATTAACGTTAAATCAAAAAAATATTTACAAGATGTTTATTTAAGTAGATAATAAAAGAAAAAAGCAGGTGAAATTGTGACAGCAGAAATTGGTATTATGAATAAAAGTGGAATCGTGTTAGCTTCAGATTCAGCATCTACGATTGGAGATAGCAAAGTATATAATACTGCAAAAAAATTATTTACTTTGGATTCCATGCATTCTGTAGGTATCATGATATATGGTAATGCTGAATTTAATGGTATTCCTTGGGAAATAATCATTACTCAATATAAGAAAAGCATTGGTAGTTCTGTTTTTAATACTTTGGAAGAATACGCGGATAATTTTATAGAATTTGTCAAAACAGCATCTTTTATTAGAAGTGAACAGACCGAGCAAGAACAAATGATTGGGGTTTTTCAAAAAATAATTTCAGGTTTATTTGAGAGTATAGAAGTAGATATTAACTTTTTAATAAGCCAAGGTACACAAATAGACAAAGATGTCCTAGTGAAGTTATTACAAACAAAAATGAATACCAATTTGTCTCAACAGTCCCAGACATTCATTTTAGATATTGAAAAGGCGTTATTTCTTAGTAACTATGGAGAAATATTAAAAGATATTCTTAATAGTATTTCTACAATGGAAGGTGTTTCAGAAGCTATATCAGAGGAAATTCAAAGTTACGTTTATGAAATTATAATTAGAGACGATGTTTATTCTTCCCCTACAGGAATAGTTATAGCAGGATATGGAAGAATGGATATTTTCCCTAAACTATATTCTTATAATATGTTTGGATTTGTTATGAATATTCTGAAATACTCAGAATATGAAAGTGCTCAAATAGGAAATGACAATGGTTCATTAAGATCTACTATATTACCATTTGCTCAGTCTGATGTGGTAAATACTGTAGTTCAAGGGGTAGATCCACAAATTACTAATTATCTGTCGAGTCAAGTCGATAGTTTTGACGATAACGGAAAAAATACCTATATTAATATTATAAAGAATATTTCAGAGTTTCAACAAAATCAATTCATATTTCCGTTACTAAACATGATTGCTTTACTCCCAGTTGAAGAAACAGCAATTATCGCAGAGACTTTATTAAATTTAACCAGTTTTAAACGAAAATATACTACTTCTGTAGAAACAGTAGGTGGCCCAATTGATGTTTTAGCTATTACACCTAATGATGGCCCTATTTGGATTAAAAGAAAACATTATTTTGATATTGATAATAATATTGGATACAGATTGCGAAAGGAGAGAGCGAATGATTACAATAATTAA